TATGGATGCGACAGAGACACCGAGAACGGATGCGGTTTGGCGCAACAAGTCATTCGGATTCTACGAGATGCGCGACATTGCAAACACACTGGAGCGCGAGCTTGCGGCCATGACCGCCGAGCGTGACGCGCTTGTCCAGACGTGCGGAGAACTTTGCCCGCGTTGCGGGTGGCGCGGATTGCGCGGCGATCCAGAGCAATGCGCGTTTTGCCAGAACGCGAAACTATCCGCAGACCTGTACAACATGACCGCCCGCGCCGAGCTTGCCGAGCGTGAATTGCACAACCGCAACAGCGTGTATTTGGAGCACGTACACGATCTGGCTATCGAGCGCGACGCTTTGAAGGCCGCGAAGGAGCTGGCCGAGCGGTGGGTCAACAGTCTGGAAGCATCGCTCCAGAATGCCGCTACACGGCTGCACACGGCAAACATGGTAGGAGCGTTTAAAAGCGGAGACGACCTTTCGGAGTATCTTACCAAAGCATATGAGGATGCACGCAGGAAGCTGGCGCATTGCAGTCTCGTATGGTCGCGCGCCGAAGCGGAGAAAGGCGGCAAGGGATGAAAAAGAAACCGAACACACCGAGAAGCAGAATTAAGAACGCGCTCCGCATGGTCTGGTTACGGTCACGCGAGCGGGCGGCGTGCCTGAAAGCGGCTGGCAACCGTTGCGAGCGGTGCGGCGTCAAGGCCAGCGTTGCAAAGGGCCGCGAGCAGAAGATCGAGGTACACCATCGGGACGGCATTAACTGGGACGGTATCATTGACAGCATCATAGCCGCAATGCTTCCTGACCCGTCAAGGCTTGAGGCGGTCTGCCCGAAGTGTCACGATGCGGAACATAATCAGGAGGCCAGCAATGACCGCTAAACCGTTTCGTCCGCTTTACCGTCGCATCGTCCAATCGGCTATCCGGTCAGACGGGGCGCGGGGGCGTGTCGTGCGCATCGTGACGCACAACCCGCAGACCGACCGCTATTACGTCAACCGGGCGCGTGGCGGCGTTATCGGCAAGTTGCTGGCTAAAGGCATAGGCACGCAACAGACCGCGCTGCTACACGGCTGCGCGGAGGGCTGGTGTTTGAATATGCCGGGCGTGTGGAAAACGAAAGGGGTGGCGAAGTGAAGTCACTATTCATCGGGGGGTCGGCTGACGGCAAGCGCATGGAGACTGACGGGCTTGAAGTCTTTCGCGTGGTAGTTCCAAAGACTTTGACGTACAGAGCCGAGCTTGGCCCATTGCCAAAGCCGCCGGATCTTGAAACCGAGGACTACCGCAAGGAGTTGATTCGGTGCGATGGTTCGGAATGGTCGATCTACGTCCCGATGCGAACTCCGTTGAGCATAGTGATTGCCAAGCTGATCGACGGGTATAAACAGGAGACGAAGCCTTGCCAGGTTTGCGGACATCTAGCGAAAGGGGTGACGAAGTGACAAATGAAACATCGGTTGAGATTCAGGAAACCCGGTATAGGGCTGTTCTATCCGAAACAACGGCAACGTGGAAGTGCGGCCCAGAGTGCGGGCTGTACTATCAAATGGGATGCTATGCGGTCAGGTGCCGCAAGGATTTACGCGGTGACGGGATGTTTGCTCACTGGGTATGCGTGGCACATGACCGGGCGTCTGGGCCAGCGGCGAAGGGAGAGGGGGAGGGATGAACGGTAATTACTGGTTTTGTGATACTGAAGTTGACGTATTAAAAAGACGGTATTTACCGCTTATTACCTGTTGCGAAAATCGCAAAGGGGTTCTAGACGTTGACACCGTAAAGGGGTGTTCAATGGGTATCTCAAAATATCCTAATGGCGGCTGTTACGGTGAATGTTATGCCGTAAAAATCGCAAACACTTACGGTATTGATTTTTCTGTTAGTGTATCAAGACGGCTGACAAGTAAACGGTTTTCCTCCGTGTTTAGTACCGTAGCAAACTTTCCCGCTCAGTGGTATAGAATTGGTACAGCTGGCGATCCGTGCCATGATTGGGATAACACGATAGACGTTTGTGAGCGGCTAAAGTACACAAAGAAAACGCCTGTTATAATAACAAAGCATTGGCATGCAATGGATGATTCGCATGTCACATCTCTTGCAAGGATAGGCGCGGTTGTCAACACTTCAACCAGTGGCATGGACACAGATGATGAAATTGAACACAGAATATCACAGATTGAAAGATTGCGCGGGCGTGGAGTTAGAAGCATTTGCAGGGTTGTAACGTGTTCTTTTGGAAACACGGAATACGGTACAAGGTGCAAGGAAAAACAGGATATGTTGTTGCTGCTTCATCCTGTCATAGACAACCCACTGCGAACCAACAAACGGTCGAAACTTGTCACTGACGGGCATGTATTGATTGAGAGACGTATTAATTCAGTTGGCGGCGGAAAAACAATTTCCCTGCACTGTTCAGAAACATATATCGGCGTGTGCCGTGAGTGTCCTGACCAGTGTGGGGTTCAAAAGCAAAGCGCCTGCTCTATGGCGCAAAAGGGAGAACAGATGAAAACTGAACAAGTAGAGATGTTTCAATCGAAGACTGAATACGTTTATGTCAAAAGCGTAATTGGGTCAGGTTTTGAATTGCAGGTTGCAGAACTTGCGATAAAAGACGTTATCGCACAGCGGGCCGCAAGGAAGAATATGCAGATTCATTCTGCTATCATTTTCAAGCTGAATGATAATTTTGCTGGTTTCTTCACGTTCCAGGTAAATGATGAATGCAAAGAGTTTTGCCTTTTGCAGTCTGTGATTGAACCTGAACACTACACGCCAGAGCGTTACCGCAATATGGTTTTGGCGGTGATTGCTCAAAACACAAAGGGATACCCGGCACTGATTACAACCGATCCCAAGAGCAAATTTGAGACTCCGCAACTGTTTGAAAGTGTCGGGTTTGTGACGTATCTTAAAATGTCGGGGTTTTGCTACATGGTACACGGCAAAATGTCAGACATTCGCATGAAAATTCTGGCACATGTCACAATGACAAACGTCTGGAATTCTATAAAAGGGGATTGGTTGCGGTTGAAGCGAGAATGGAACGCACGTATAGAGGCCGCTGGTGAATTGCACGGCGTACCAAACGCGCTCTTTGCTTCACGTGAGGGGTGCTGGCAGGGTGAGTCTGGCTTCTCAAACGTGGTCAATATCAAGCGCACAATCGGAGATGATGGTGTAATAAAAGAGACAACCAAGTCACACAACGGAAACGCATCCGTTCTTGACCCGGTGGCGTGTGAGGTAATTGCCCGTTTCTTTATGCCAAAGAACGGAAACAGGGTGTACAATCCGTTTGGCGGTGGCGTCCAGTTCGGTTATGTTTCTGGTGGTTGCGGGTACGAATACGTATCAAGCGAAATCAGACAGAATCAGTGTGACTGTAATAACAAGCTGTGTTCTGAATTCAAGAATGTGAAATGGGTTCAAAGTGACAGTTCAGTCTATCATCCCGATGGTATGTTTGACCTAGTGTTTTCCTGCCCGCCATATTACAAGGTCGAGACGTATCTGGATTATGACGGCAAGCCGCCACCAGGTGAAATCAACTCTCTTGACACATACGAGAAGTTTCGGGATGTGCTTTTCGCTGGATACGAAATCGCAATACAACATTTGAAAGAAAACAGGTTCTTTGTGGTTATGACCGGTGATAGCCGTGATAAAAAAGGCGGTTATTACTGTTCAGAATCAGAGACTGAATTGTTTTTCAAATCTCACGGTTTAGCGGTCTATAACAAGATTATCTATTTGGAGTGTGAATTCACAAGGCTTGCTCAGGCCAAGAAAACGCTGAACATGCGGAAGTTCCCCAAGAGAGAGCAAAAAATTATCGTTGCATACAAGGGCGATATTTCAGCGATTAAGCACGAGTTTACTCCTATCGGTAGATTGTAACCGACTAACAGTAAACCCCTTATAGCATTATCCGCTTGTATTTTCGCGGGCATATTGACAGATGCGGGCGGGTAGGCTATAAGGGGACTGTCGCCGGGATTGGCGGCACGATCAAAGGAGTAAAGCGATGAACAGAGAAGACGCGATTAAAGAGATCGGACGGCTGCGCAACAGACACGTTGCAAAGCTCCTTTCCTATCTCGGCGAGTCTCCACCGTTTCTGGAGACTGCAATCAAAAAAGGCTTTTCCATGTTCGCAGAGGACGTGGAAGCCAATATCATAAACAGCGATAACGGAGTAAACAGCGATGGAAACGGTAACAGGTAAATCAGGCTTCCTACTTTATCACGACCAGCGAGCTTTTTTCTGTCTCTTGAATGACGCAGAGGCAAAGGCTCTTATTCTGGCCGTGTTCGACTACGAAACCACGCGGACGGAGCCGGGGTCAATCTCCCCAGCCGCAGACATGGCTTTCGTGGCTATCCGTCAAACCCTTGACCGCAACCGCGTAAAGCATGACGCTATTGTGGAGCGGCGGCGCGAATATGGCAGGTTGGGAGGGTTAGCAAAAGCTAGCTTAAGCCAGCAAGAGCTAGCAAAGCCTAGCAAAGCTAGCTATACGGATACGGTAACGGATAGTGTAACGGTAACGGATACGGTAAAGGCTAAAGAGAAGAAGAACGCCTACGGCGAGTTGCGTTCTGTTTTGCTTACCAACGAAGAACACAAGAGCCTGCTGGAAAAGCACGGCGCCGACAAGCTCGCCCGTGGCATTGAGATTCTGGACGGGTATATCGCCAGCAAGAACAAGAAATACGCAAGCCATTATGCCGTCATGAAGGCGGATAGTTGGGTTTGGGCTAGACTTGAAGAAGCAAACGCTAAGCGGTCAAGCGTAAAAGGCCCACGGAACGCCGAACACGCATCAACAATCTGGATTGACCAATCAGAAAACCGCCGCAAGGTAGACTTCTAGGAGGCACACATGGAAACCGAATACACGCCGAAACCGATGGACTGGTCAAAAATAATTCAGCAGGCCGGGGAGATCGCCGGGGCTGTCAACCGGATTAAAGAGCCGGTTGTCAGTGACGAAGACGTGGCCAAAGCTATTGCCGAAATCGCCAAGGACGGCTATATCCCGAACACACAGACACCGGATATCTTGCGGGCATACTTGCAGGGTTATGGCGTCATGCTATCCGGCCCGGCTGGCACTGGCAAGACGTTTCTGATGCGCTGCATGATCGGCAACGGGCGCATACAGCACGCGCAACGGGACATTGCAGACTGGGGGCTTGACCAGATACACGATTGGTTTGACTGGCGAGACGGAAAAGAGGTCTGCATTGATGACTTGGGGGCCGAGCGTCCGTCGATCAAATACGGTGACCGGGACGAAATTATGAGGCTGGTTATTGAACGGCGGGTGAGAGAGCGGAAGGGTAGGACGCACGTAACGACGAACCTGACCGGGGAGCAGATACGCGAGCGGTATGGTGATCGGATACTTGACCGGCTTATGGGTATGTGCAAGGTGTTCAAGATGGTCGGGCAATCACGGCGGGAAGCGAGGCCGGTATGACGGCGGGCAATCCAAGCGCACGACCGCCCGCAGGTTCGGAGGCGGCGATGAATGACCAAGCGGCTGTAGGTTTAGGACGGAGTGAAAATAGGTATTGACAAAGTATCGTTCTTATGAGATTATGCCCGCGTCACAAGAAATCAGATCAACGCCGAAAGGCAGAAAGCAGGTTAAAATGAAGTACTCGGTAAAACGGAACGCATGGGATAACATCCGTGGGTATATCAATGGCAAGCTCAGCGTTGAGTTTGGGCTTGATACTGGCGCGGCTCGCGAATGGCTTGCAAAACAACAGGAACGCGAGCGCGAAGAAATGCGGCAACGGCATCATGCTGAGAATGCGGCTGCGGAAAAGCTGTGAGGCTGTATGATATTTACTAGGACATGGGCCATGCCAAGCGGCGACACATTCAGCGTGAAGCCAATCGGGGAGATGGTGAAACGCTACCTCAAGGAATCCAATATCTCGGTGGACCCGTTCGCACGAAATAAGCGGTGGGCGACGCATACCAACGACCTGAATCCGAAAACGGAAGCGGAGCACCACATGGACGCGGAAGCCTTCATGATAATGCTGGCTGGGCAGGGCGTGAAGTGCGACCTCGCAATCTTCGATCCGCCATACAGTCCGCGCCAAATCAGTGAGTGCTACAAGGAAGCTGGAATCACGGTCGGTATGAAGGAGACTCAAAACGCTGCGCTCTACGCGAGGATGAAGGCTGCGCTCGTGCCGATACTCGCGCAAGATGCAATCGTGCTCTCGTTCGGGTGGAACTCTGCCGGGATGGGCAAGAAGCATGGATTCGAGCAAATCGAAATCCTGCTGTGCTGCCACGGAGCCGCGCACAATGACACAATTTGCATGGCAGAGCGCAGACTTGCAGCCTTGCCTGATTTATTCAGGACGGAGTGAAAAATCACGCTTGACATACGACCGCTCTTTTGATACAACGCGAAACAAGGAGAATCAGACCGATGAAAACGCAGCAGATCGAACGTGACCGAGACAGGCGGGAAGC